TTATTCTCGCCTGTAATAGATAAAGTGATATTTTTCTTAAATCTTTATCTTCAAGCATTTCATACCTCCTATTGACTATCTAAAAAAAATGTGCTAAACTTACGATACACACCTGCTCGGGTGTTTAAATTTATTAAGTTTAAATTTAATAAATAAGAAGTTCGATTATTTTGGAAAGTCGAAATACCCCTTTCGACGTAACAAGATAATTTATCAAAGACAAATCTTCTTCGAGCCATTAAGCAGAGAAGATGATTTGGATTTGATGTATAAGAACTTCTTAAAATAAATAAATTAAAATCTTTTCAAAAAGAGATAATCTGCTGCGATTATCTCTTATAAATCTTTTAAAAAAAGAGAAACAATCGTTAGATTGTCTCTCTTAATTAATTTAATTAAAACAGAAATTTTCTGTTTCATCTATCCAAGTAGGGATATTGTAACCTTCAAGGAATTGTTGATATAAACAGTCAATGGTTTGTTTATTTTCTTCGTTATCAAATTCGTGATATTGTTGAAAATCTTCGTAGTTATCATAACCTAACCATTGACAGAAATGTTCAAATGATTGAGAATCTTCTCTTGATATATATTCAAATTCTCTATTATTATTTGGACAAGATTTATAACCTGTTTCATCAGGATTATTTGACCAATTAGGACAATCTAATTCGGCTCTAAATCTGTCATTTATATTTAAGAATTTAACAGATACAGGTTCATTGGATTTATAACCTTTTCTATCAGCTCTTTCAGATTTATTTTTAGCAATTTCATAAGCTGTATCTAAGAAATCACAACCTGTGTATACGTCTTTGTATTCAATTTCATAAATTCTTTCACCATTTTGAATGTATCTATTCAATTTAGTTACTTTGAATGCTTTTTGTTTGGTAGTTAACCAAACAATTGCATTTTCAGGATAGAAATTAGTAAACTGAAGTTTACGTTCATTTCCATAAATTTCATTGTTGATTAATTGTTTCTTAATAGAATTAAAAATACTTGTCATAATTGACTCCTTTCATAATAAATACATATACGTTTAATAAATACAAATTAATTATTCTAATAGTCCTAAAACTACCATTATTGTTGGAATTCCAAATAAAATAACTCCACCTATAAATTCTTTTAATTCTTCTTTAGACATTTAATTCTCCTTTCGTTTAATAAATGAAATCTAAAAGAGCAAGTAATTAAACTTGCTCTTTACTAAATTTGGTATTACCAGTAACATTTTTGTAAGCCTTTTTGAATAAGAAATATTCACCATTTGAGAACTTACTTTTTTGTTTTGTATGAATGTCAAAATCTTTGATTTTAACTTCATACACATTAGCACCAGTTTCTTTAGTTACTTTTTCAATGTTTACAACTTTCAAAGCACCTTTCTTGTTTAAGAAACCAATAACTTTTCCTGCACCTTCGATTTTTACATCTTTACCTTCTTGATTAGTAAATTTAGAATCATAAAGATGTTTAACATTAAATGAGAATTCATTTGCTTCTCCAGAAGCAACATAACCTCTCATAATGTTTTCGTAAGTGTTTTCAAAGATGTTGAATTTACGTTCAACTTTTTTGTTTTTCAACTCGTTAATTTGAGTTCTAAGTTCTTCATTTTCAGCTTGAAGTTGAGCTTTTGTTTGTTTTGTCATAGTAGACCACCTTTCTAAAAGTTTGTAATATACAAAATTGACCCAAGTCAGATGACTTGAGTCTTTAAAATCTTTAATAAGTTTCATAATTGTTTTAATTTGTAAAAACGAACATATAGTTGTATAAATAGGAATGAATCGAAATCCTCTGAAATCAACCTATTTAGATTGAAATCAGAGGATTAAAACTTTTTTAAAGATGATAGATAGAGATAAAAAGATACAAAATGATAGGTCGTTTCGTACGTTTTCGTCTAATTTTATAACGTAAATAGCTTCATTTGTTCGTATCTTACATCTTCAATTGTTACTTCACAGGTTCTTAACCTATGCCAAAGAGTTCTTTCATTTGCATTTAACAGTTCATAGCATTCAGCAACGAAGCTAGAGAAGTTGTTAGCTTTGAAGCATTCTAACATCTCGTTCAGTAATTCAAAATTCATAATAATCTCCTTTCAGTTTATTTAACTAACTTACATATATCTTTTAAGTTGTAAAAAGAAATAAATAAAAAAATGAATGTGAAGAAGCAAAGATAAAATGAAGCAAATAAAATAAAAGAGAAGGATAAAAATAAATGGAAGAAGATGAAGTGAAGTGAAGAAAATAAATGGGGAGAGGGGGACAATGACGCAGAGAGAAAAGGGAGAACTATCACCCATACACCACAGAAACTTTATAACGCAAAAGCTCCGATTTGGAGCTTTATCAAAAAATTAGTAAAATGGAATTTAAAAAATTCGAAATAGATTCATGAAGAAATATCTATTAAGAACACTTCTATATACAGTATAACACTTTTCAGAAAAAAAGTAAACAAAAATATTACATAAAGTAATAAAACGGTTGACAACTTTTTTAAATTTGTTATATTGAAGATATAGGCTAGGACATTCTAAGTAGGTTAATATATCTGAAAACGAAGTTGACTAGCGGATTAGAGGAGTTTTGATATCTTGCTTGTTCATTGTAATTCAAAACATAGAGCAGACGAAATATTATTTTTATTTTCAAATGGTGAATTCACTAACAGAAGACTTGAAATTTTGGTTTGTCCTATATGTGAAAATAAGATTGCAAGATTAGTACAAACAAGAATTAGCGACAATAAGAAGATTGATACTTTGTATTCTGGAAAGAAAGCTAAACGTCTTATAGATGCTTGTAGAAACGAAGTAGATTTTTCATCTCTTGACTCTCCTAAACAGAAGAAAGTTCTATATGGTTTTAGATATGGAGAAAACAGAGAAGTTGTCAACAAGAAAACTGGAGAATCAATTATAATACAATCTGCTGTTGATTTCTACGGGAATAAAGAAAAAGTTAAACAAATAAAGCAATTGAATGATAACATATACGTAAACGGTTAGGTAAAGAGCCTATCTTCTGACATTATTGACTCCTTGGTTGCAAATACTTAAACTAATTCACTAAACGAAATAGGCTCTTTTATTTTTTTATGAAAAAAGATATTACTGAAAAAAGAAAAGCTCCAACTGCCAGAGATTGGGATAGAGTTAGAGCTTTATATATGAGAAATGAAACTCTCGATACTATTATAGCTGCACTTCCAAAAGTGAAGCTAACTAAACGTGGTATAGTTGCTAAGATGGATTCTGAAGGAATTACAGAAAGACGTAAAGAGATTAACGATACTGTAATGAACCATCTGCAAAAGAATATTGAAACAGAAAAAATACAGGTCAATAACAAATGCATCCATTTATTTAACACAGGAGCAAAGGTTATTGACCATTTATTAGCTCAATATCTTGATGAGGTTAAAGATAGCAGCATTCCTAAAGCTAAAGCTAAAGCTACTGCGTACAATTTGGATATGCTTATGAGTGGAATAACCAAAGTACAAAAAGGGTTGAGAATATGCTACGGAATGGATGAAGAAGGTAAGCTCTATGAGAAAGAACCAGAGGTTCTTGTCATAGATGGCTTAGATGACAGTAAGATTTAAACGAAGTGAACATATGGAATACATAGTAGAAAAAGAACAAAAAGTTAAAAAACTTACAAATGAACAAAAAGAAGATATAGCTAAAAATATATCAGAAGAATTTAAGACTTATGATAGAGCTAGAGCTTCTCAATTGGACAAAGCTACTAGACTAAAAGGGGAGATATTCTTTAAAAGTGTTGCATATGTTGAAAAAGACGAATCTAAAAAATGGAAATCCAGATTAAAACTATGCAAAATGTTTATGTATCATCAGATATTAAAAGCATTTATCTGGAAAAATACATATGCTAACACTAATTCTATGTTTGATGTTTCTGGAGAAAGCCTTGAAAGTGATAATAATTCAAATAAACAAAAGACAGCTCTTGTAGATATCTTAGAAAAAATGGATTATTCTAAAACCTTAGACAAAATTATTGATAATTCTCTTATATATGGGGAGCTTATCAGCTTCTCTACGTGGAAAAAACAAACAGAAGAATACAGAAGACCTGTTGACTTTTTAGCAGCCATTAAAGAGCCACAGAACATCCTTAAAATGACTGCTGCTAAGATGAAAGGGAAAGAATATTACATAGATGAAAGAAGCATTTATGATAATCCGTATATCTACTATGTAGACCCTGCTAATTTTGTATTTGATGCTGCACAAAAAGACGAATGGGACACTTGTCCCAAGATTAACAGAACTTGGAAAACTCCAGAGTATATTATAAGCAACAAATACTTTGAATTAACCAACGAACAAAAGAAAGAAATCAGAGAATTAGCTAAAAAGACTTCAGATGAACAAGATTTAGACTCTCTACAATCAGAAGATAACAAAGATGAAATCTCTAAGGGGTCTGTTGTAGAAATGTTAGAACATTATGGTGATTTAACTCTATGTGATGGTACTGTTCTGCGTAACTGGTATGCAGTTGTTATAGCAGGAAAATACCTTGTAAGATTTGAAAAGAATCCTTTGGTTATTAATCCGTTTTCATATGGTGCATACGTAACTGACCCTGATAATGGTCGTGGTATTAGTCCTTTATATTCTATCTACGATATCTCACTAACTCAAGAAGATATGCTTAGAAGAACAATGGATATGCAATCCTTAACAGAAAATCCTCCTCAATTCGTTGCTAAAGGGTTCTACGGAGAACATCCTGATGATATAGAGCTTCATCCTGGTAAGATTATCGAATATGACCAAGGTCTATATCCAAGTCTTCCTATTAAACAAATGGAATTTGCTGTAAATGTATTTAGTGATGATTTAGCTTACCTAGGAGACTTAACTAGCGAGATATCTGGTATATTTCCTAATATGGCAGGAGCTAGTGAATCTGACAGAACTACAGCTACAGAAATATCTACCAAGGTTGAAGGTCAATTAACCAGACTTAAAATGCTCTTAGACATCATTAATCAGTATTTAATACTTGATAATGTTAAAAAAGTAGCTAAATTAAAAGCTAATTTTACTTTTGGTAATGAAACAGTTTATATAAATAATGAAAATAATCCTGAAAATGTCGAAATAACAGATGAAATCAGACAAGGGGATTACAGATATACATATGCAGACAGGTCTGCTACATCTGAAAGATACAATTTTGCAGATATGGTGGGTCAAGCTGTTCAAATGTTTATTAAATCAGGATTACAACTCAATATAGACGAATTCTTCAAGTGGTATATGGAACAAAAAGGGGTTGAGAACCCTGAAAGATTCGTAATGGATATGAATACTATATCTCCTGAAGTACAACAAGCATTATTACAGAATGAGCAATTAGCTCCAATTATACAAGAAATGGAAAACAGAGTTGAATTAGCCAAACAAGGAAAAGAAGACCAAATTCCAGACGAAGGGGAATCAGAAGGAATTATCCAACCCCATGAAGAACAACCTTCGTTTGAAGACAAATTAAACTCACTTCCAGGGAGAAATCTACTAAGTGAATAACGAAACTAAACACGAAAAAATGTTGAGATTATACAATCTCGCTACAAGTGAAGAATATAAACAGATTAAAGAAGAATTAATTGAATATATTATCAAGGCATCTACAGGGGGAATCCCCTCTGAAAGAATAACAGGAATGTTGAATATTTTAAATATCCCTGAAACCTGGATATCAGATTATTTTAGAGAACTAAGAGAAAGAAGAAAAGAAGAAGCAGCAGAGTAGCTGCTGCATAGGAGACTATATGGATAACGAACAAAACATTTCCACAGATAATGTGGATAATTCTTCTGACCAAGAAATCACACAACAAGAAATTCTTGATGCCCTAGAAGAACCCACAGATGATGAAGGAAATGACGAACCAACTGATGAAACAGACGACAGTTCATCAGACAAGCAACCAGATTCACAGGATAACACTCAAGATTCTCAATCTTCTCAAGAAGAAGACAAGAAAAATGAATGCCCTGAAAAATTTAGAAATGAAGATGGCTCTGCAAATGTAGAAAAGATACTAAAGTCGTACAAAGAGCTTGAACCGTTGATTAATCAGAAAGCTCAATGGGAAAAGGAAAGAGCAGAACTTCTCCCATATAAAGAGCAGTATGATAAGCAACAACAGCAGAACATTGAATCTGCTAAACGGATGGGGTTTGATTCTGTTCAAGATATGGAATTTAGCTATGAATTAGCTTCATTAACAGCTAATGAATATGCTAAATACCTTAGATACACAGAAGACCCTGAAAGAGTCAGACAAATGCTTGAAGAATATGCTTCAAATCCAAATGATGAATTATTGTCTGAAATCGAATTTGAGTTTCCTTCAGAAGCTATTAAGAGAGTTACTATAGCTCAAGAAAGACAAAAACTCTATTACGAAGACCTCTTATCCAAACAAGCTGAAACACAAAAGATGTCAAATATAGAAAGTGTTATTAACTACGCAGTTCAAAAACACAACGATATATTTGATTACAAACCTTTTAAAGACCTGTTTGTAAATGTTTTAACTCGATATGGAGAAAACTTTACAAACGAAGATGCCGAGATGTTGATAGGGACTATGGTTCAGATGAAAGACTTGTTTAATAAAGAATTTAGTAAACAGTCAAATAAAACTGAACAAAATAATCAAGCTACTGATGTCATATCAGCAATCAACACATCAAATTCTGCTCTAAAGACAAGTGAACAAGAACCAGACACTTCAAAAATGTCTTACAAGGAACTTGTCAAATATCTGAAGACAATAGTATAGAGCAGTAGCTTCGTTGACTATTGCTCTTAAACAGAAGGAGAATCAAAATGGCAATAGACCAACTAATTACGGGAACATTTGAAGCATGTTTCAGCAAATATTTCTATGATGAGCTTGTTATCGGTAAACTTGCTCACTCAGAATTTAAAAGTGGAGTTAAACGTGGTGATGAAGTAGATGTATTTATGCCACCTACTGTTACTCTGTTTGATTACACAGGCGGTGACTTACCTAATGCAGAACTCGTTACAAATTCTGCTACAAAAGTAAGAATTGACGAAGGTAAAGCATTCCACTTTGAAATTGATGAAATCAAGAAAAAAGAAATTGAAAACGTAAAAGATACTAAGAAACAAGCACAGCTTGCTTCCGAATATTCTAAAGATGGTGTAAAACAATTCGCAGCAGGTGTTGATACTGCATTTGGTAACTTGTATACAAGAGCAGGTCACTATTTGGATAATAGTGGAGATGCTATTCCGTTGTCAGGTCAAACTGCAAAAGACATCTTGGCATATATGCAAGCTAAATTTAAACGTGGTGACGGTAAAGGTCATACAAACTGGATTGACGGACAAATGATTGCAATAGTTCCGCCTGAATTTCAATTCTACTTAGGTAAAATTGAAATGTACGGAAATGTTGAATCTGGTCACAGAAAATTAGAAAAAGGTTACATAGGTAAGTTAGCAGGTTGGGATATTTTAGTTTCTAACAATATCGCTAATCCTTCAACTAACGTATTCTATCCTTTGTTCGGTATCAGAGCTAAAACTTTAGCAGGTGGTGTTTCTTCTAATTTGAATATGAAACACTATATGCCTGAAGCTAACTTCAATACTCGCTACAAAGGTTATGGCTTATTTGGTGTTGGCGCACCTAGAGCAGACTTCTTAGGTACTGTTAAGATTTCAGCTCCATTAAGCATAGAAATACCTTCTACATAAGTTTACTGGTGATAACAGCTTTAGGGTTTGGCTTCTAATTAAACCCATTTTATACTTAATTCAACAAATAGGAGACGATTAAAATGGCAAGAGACGAAATAACAGTTCAATTACCTGTTCAAGATACCTCTAAGTCTTATGAATATACAGATATTACTAAACAAGCTGTTACACAAGCAAATGGTATCAAAATTAAAAAAGCATTAGAAAACAAAAATAATTCATTACAAATAACTATTGAAACAACTTATGACGGTTCTGATTCTACTTTGACAATCAAAGCAGGAGACGAATACCCGAATAAAATCTTAGGTGATGCAACTGTACCTTTGAAAAAATCTGCAGTTACAGTAGTTCTTTTAGAAGATATTTCAAGATTTGAAAACAGAGATGGTTCTATTAATCTTGATTTTTCTACAAGTTTTACTGGAAACATCTGGGCAGTAGCAAAACGTGCAGGACTTAAACCTGTTGTATAGCTATATTGGGGAGTTACTGGGGGGATTATTCCCCCTGGTTATCCTAAATAACAGAAAGGATAAATCAAATGATGAAACTTAAATTCGTTCCTACAGGAAATATATTTGTTCTTCCTGATGAGGAAGCAATCAAGATTAAAAACAAAGACAGAGGAAACTATGTTCTACTTTCAGAAGATGACAAAGAAATAGTTGAAGAAAAAAAAGAAGTAAAAGTACCAACGATTAAAGAGTTGGTTATGCCTGAAGAACAAACAGAACCAATGACTAATGAAGAAATAGCAAAGGACATAACACTAGAAGAATTAGCAGGTATGGACAGATTTGCTCTGTTTGGACTAGCTCAAAGATTAGATTTAAAACCTGCAACTAGTGCAAATAAGAGAACATTACTAAAAATGTTAAAAGAAACAGGAATCTTTAAATAATGACACTAACTTTTTTGGATTTGTATAATGAATGTGCAGGACAGCCTTGGAGTATGTTTGATGCTGATGCTGAAGGTGCTGATGATTTAGAATCAGCATTGAAGACATCAATAAACAAAGCTATTTCTTTTCTATGGAACTATCAACCATGGGAATTTAGAATAAGAAGAACATCTATAAAAACAAAGGCTCAAAGACCAAATTATACAATTCCTAATGGGTTGATATTTAAAAAGACACTTAACAATACAGAAAAGTACGCAATATCTTACAATGGAAACTTTTTGGATTATGCTTCTAATTATGATGTTTTAGAACAAAGAGAAGGTGAACCAGAAAGTTTCTATTTAGAAAATGATGTTCTTTATATTTATCCAACTCCAGATAACGTATATACATTAAATGTTAAATATCTTCTTCAACCTTATGGAATGAATGCAGATGATGATGAAATTTATGAACTAAAAGAAGAAGATGATTATGTAAATATTCCTGAAAAATACGAAGCTATATTTAAAAACTGTCTTATTTCGTTGGCTATGCTTTATGCAATAGCTGACGAAAGTGACGAAAACTATTCTGGCTACTTTAAGCAATACGAAGATGCTCTAAATGTTTTAACTAAGTATTGCAGAAACAGTATAGTAGACAGAAATATCGTTTGGTAATGAGCAAGCTCATCCCTTGTTCGTAATCTCACAAGGTTATTGATATACAATGAGTAGTACAACAACATCTTTAATAAATTGTAGTTTTGGCGGTATAAGAAGAAAAGATGCTGTCTTTATGGCAGATAAGATAACTTGTTCTGATTGTCAAAATGTAGAGTTATTCTTTACCAAATTAAACTCTGGTATAGGGATAAGAACTGCTAAAGGGAATCAAGCAGTAACAACTTGTATACCATCAGGGGAAAAAATAATTGGTATCTTTGAATCAATGCAAGATGGTAATGTAACTACTTTTGTTTACACAGAAACAAGTACAGTCGGTAGACTGTATGCTGTTGATATAGCAAATAATACTTGTACTCGTTATGTAAACAATATGAATGTTACAGGAAATGCTTGTGGATGTGACTTTACTCAAGGTATACTTGATATGTTCATATTCTCAAATGGAAAAGATGTTAAATATCTGTATAGCAACACAGAAACTCATACAGGTATAACAGTTGAGTCAGCAAGTAATATACATTTAATAGACCCAGAAGGAAACGCAGTTTCAGGACTGGGTCTTTGTGTTTTTGATAGCAGATTATGGATATTCAATGGAAATACTGTTTGGTACTCTAAACAGGCAGAATGCAGAGACTTTCAGTATCAAGACTCATCAATAGTAACATCTGCAGGATTTATCCCATTTGTTAAACCTGTAACAGCTATCTATCCATATTTAGGTGCATTAGCAGTATTTCATAAAGATAGTTCATCATTAGTACAAATTGATGCTACAACAGCTTACAAGGTTGATGATGAGTCTCCTGGTGGCTGTGCAGGTTATGATTCATTAGTATTCCATGGTACAGATTTATATTTCTATGATGATACTAAGAAAGGTGTATTTTCTTTCCAACAAGTTATAAACGGGGATAAGACACTAGGAGATAATATAGCTTACGATATTCAAGATGAATTGTATGCTATAAATAAACACAAATTAAATCAAATAAGAACATTATCTGTAATAACATCAGATAGAAATGAAGTTTGGTTCTTAGTTCCCATAGAAGCTACATATACAGTTCAAGAAGAATCTGGTGGTGAACTTGTAGATGTAGAAAAAGATGCTTCAATAATTCTTATTTATGATTATGTCAGAGGTGAATGGGTTAAGAGAAAAAGTCAACTCATAAGTGCAATACAAGTTGTAGATAGTAAATTATACTCTGGTAACAATCAAATACTGCAAGAATACGTTGGAAACTCTTTTAATGGTGACTTTATACAAAACTATTACACTTGTTCTACATTTAATTTTGGAGAAGATAATACTTTAAAGATAACTAAATTTCCACCAAGATTATCAGTTGATAGTTCTTATTCAAACAAGTTCTGGGTTAAATACGTTAAGAACTATGATTTAAGAAAGAAACCTAAAACTAAAGAAATCAAAGGTAAATCTCAAGCAGATGTTCTAATATTTGATTCAGGGGACAAGTGGAATGGTGGAAAGTTCTATAAGCAAAAAGGTACAACATTGATTGTTAAAATTCCATCTGCAACATTTAAAGCATTAGAAATAACATTCTATACAGATAAAAGCTCTCAAAACTTCTGTATTAAGAATATGGAATTCAGTAAAATCAAAGTTAAACAAGTATAATTAACGGGAAATAAATTGGCTAAAGTTGTATACACAAAACGAAGAACTTTTAAATTATTCAATATAAAAATATTTGAGCTAATTACTGGATATTCAGAACGTTCAACTCAAAAAGAAGATATAGAAAATGATTTTTATATTGACCCAAGAGAAAGAGAAAACGAGAGAACAGAATAATGCCGCTTATTAGTTGTCTCACACCTAGAAATTCAGCTTTTAACTATTTTCAATGTAAAGAGTTATATAACAAATACAAAGACTTAATAGGTGATGACGATTTTGATGATGTCATAAATAGAACAGATTTTTATGCTTTCTGTATTGACAAAACAATGGAATTAATAGGTTGCATATATTTCTACATCAGAGATAACAAAATATTCCTAAATGGATTTGCTAACAGACATCATCACGAACTGAATGTTGAATGTCTTAAAGAGTCTCTTAGATGGTTTGACGAAGATATCTATGTAGAAACAAAACAAAAAACAGCCAAACTCTGCATCTTAAAAGCAGGTTTTAAAAAGATTAAAAATAATTTATATATTTATAGGAGATAAAAATGGGTGGTTCATCAAAATCAAACACTAGTAGCACTACAAGAAGGTCAATGAAACCTACTTCACAGACTAATCCATTCTATACTACAACAACAACTAAAGACGGTGATACTACTGTAAATTTCAGAAACGGAACAGCAGGTAAAACTGCATATAACTTCGTTAATAAGAACATATCTCAACTGCTTAACAATTACCTAAATCCGTCTTTAAATGACACAACAACACAAGCGAAATTAGCAGAGTTCAATAAGACACAACAACAAAATTTACAGAACAATATCATTAGTCCATTAGCTACTAACAATATGCTTAGAAGCTCACAAGCTACTAATATGTACAACAATCTGTCAAATCAATCAGCAGATTATACAAATCAGTTGTTAGCTAATTCACAAGAAAATACTTGGAATATGATAAACAATCTAATGGGTATGTATATGAATGCTTATAACGGAGCAACAGGTGAAGAAGGTACTTCAATCAATGCTTCAATAGGTTCTGGAGATTCATCAACTAGTTCATCAAGTAAAGCAAAATAGGTGTTAAAATGTACAACAATAGAGAAGAAGAATTAAGACGAGCATATATCAATGAACAAAATATGCGAGAATACAAGAAAAACAAAAGTGCGTTAAATAGAGCCAATGAGATAATTGGTAAATACAGAAAGCTAAAGAAATTAGGTAATAACGTACTTAATAGTGGTAACAGACTGTCTAACGTAGGAAAACAAATGTCCAATGTTGGAAGTCAACTACAGAAGTCTAGCAATCCGTATTTAAACCAATTAGGTAGCAGAATTGGAAATGTCGGAAATAACACACAAAACTTTGGTAACAATTTACAGACATCTATAAACAACAGATTTGGTGCAAATAAACCTTCAATTACAGCAGGTTCTCAAACATCTACAAGCAATCTAGCAGCAACTCCTAATGCTCCTGGAACTGTTATGGGGGTTAATGTTATGCAACCTGCAGGGTCACAAATGACTGCTTCTCCTTCAGGAATGATGGGTAATCAAATGCAATCATCTATGCCGATTGGTAAAGGGTTAGCTAGTAGCCAAACAACTTCTACACTTCCTATGGGTGCTGATAAACTCTCATTTATGGGTCAAGGTGCAGGACAAACTGCAGGAACAGGAGCAATTGGTACAAGTGGTGCTATAGGTGGTACTGCAGGTACTACAGCAGGTACTACAGCAGCAGGCGCAGGAACGGCTGCAGGGGGTGCAACTGCTGCAGGAGCAGGAGCAGGAACGACAGCAGCAGCAGGAGGAGGAGCAGCCGCAGGTGCAGGTGGTGCAGCAGCAGCAATTCCAGTTGCAGGATGGGTTATAGCTGCAGCAGCTCTTGCTAAAAGTGTTTATGATAACTATAAAAAACAAAAACAAAGCAAAGCTATGGGAGCTTCTCAACAAGCTGCTTCTGCTAGTGAACAAGAAAGTGACCAACAAATTAGTGAAGCTATGCAGAACTTAGAAGCTCAAAGACAAAAGAATCAACAAAATCTTATAAATGGTGAAATGAATCAACAATCACAAGGGGAATCTGCAGACCAACAAAAAGTTGCAGAACTTATGAATATGGTTCAACAAAACCAACAAGCTCAACCACAAGCTGTTAACACCTTAGTTCCAACTCAACCTGATGTGACTCAACAGCTTCCTCAACAAGCTCCTCAACAAGAATCAGGTTCAGAACAAATTGCTAACTTATTAGAAACAGCTATACAAAATAATTCTCAAACTGATAATCAAGGAACTGTAACAGGGGGCGCAGCTCCTGTTAGTGCCGCAACAACTCCTGATGCAAATTCTACAACTACTCCAGATACTCAACAATTAAATGGTAATGTATCTCAAACAGTTGACCCGAATGCACAACAACAACCTCAACAACCACCTCAATTTGGTGACCAAGTGTATAAAACAGGAAACGGAAATGTATCACAATTGTTTGACCAAATCAGACAAGGTTATAAAGATAATACAGAAAACACAATAGGTAATACATATTTTGCTCCTGGTCAACAAAAAACATTTGGTAACAGAATAGGGGAAGCATTAGGTACAGGTCAAAGAATTGCATCTAATCCGTTTGTACAAGGTCTAATAGCAGGTGGTATAGATTATGCAAATAATAAAGACTTCGGTAGGTCTGCTCTAACAGGTATAAACTGGGCAAAAGATAAAGCACAAGCAGATAGATACTATCAAGAAGTAACAGGTAAAAAAGGTAGACCATTCTTGAGTTCTTACACATCAGAAGATGTAAATAACAAACGTAAACAAGATAATTGGCAAGCAGAACAAACTTACAAGAAAACCAAAGATGAAAGAGATTACAACTACAAAACAGAAAAAGACAAGAGAGACCACGAATACAAAGTAGAAAAAGACAACAGAGATTACGAATTAAGAAAAAATAATTATGACAGAAATTACAATCTTAATGTAGCTAAATTCAATTACTCAAAAAGCAAAGGTGGAACTGGTGGCGGAAAAAATGGTGGTAAAACATCTGGTAGCAAAACCAAATCAGTTGCTCAACAAAGATGGGAATATGAGCAAAGTTTGAATAAAAACTTAGGTCAATATAATAAATTCGTTAAAGATTATAAAAAAGCTAAAGATGCTTATGAAAAAAATAGCAAATGGTGGACTCCTGATGAAAATGCTAAATTAAAAGCCAAATTAGATAATGCCAAGTCTACTTATGAAAGAGCAAGAAAAGGTATGATTGATAACTTTGGTCAAGACTTTTTAAGCTATGATGAGGATATAGATTAATAATGACATTTGACTTAAATTCATATGTTGCAAATGGTGGTTTAGAAGAAGAAAAAAAGAAACCCAAAACTGTTACTAAAACACAGACAAGTTCTAGTAATAGTTTTGATTTGAATTCTTATGTTAGTAAAACAGCACCTAAACAAAGTAATTCTACAGCAACTAAGAGCAATAAAGCTAATATAACGACCAGAAAGCCTAGTTTGCTAAATCCTGTTGAAGATGTATATAAAGGTGTTAAAAAAACAATTCCACAATTACCACAAATGGCTGTTGATATGGGCAAAAGTGCTGTTAAGAATCTTTCTCCTAGTGGTGCTTTAAATACTGCTCCTGCGATAGCAAGAGGTGCTTTAACAGGTATAGTAGACCTTCCAGGAAGTGTTGCAGGATTAGGGGTTGATATTGTCAACTCTATTGCAGGCAAACCTGTAATAAATATGCCTGAAGAACGAAGAAGACCTATAGGAACAGCTTTAGAACAATGGAGAAGTATACAAGATACAACAAACAATCTGGCTAAACCTGCTTATCCAGGTCAAGATACAAGAGCATTAGGTATTAAACCAGTAAATCCTGTATCTCAATGGATTTCTGGTAATACACCAGGTGCAGAAAATGCACAATTTGCTGAATCAATGGCTAGTTTCTTGACACCAACAGGTGCTTTAGGAGCAGGTGTAAAAGGTTCAAAAATAGCTAAAGAAACTGCTAGAATTACAAGTAAATTAAACAATGCACAAAAAGCAAAATATGCTTCACAAATAAATAAACTTGCCAAAAAAAATATAACAAATAATATTAAACCATTAACTCCTGCACAAGAAGTTTGGAAAAACACTAAACTAGGTACAGGTTTAGGTGCATTAGAAGGGGAAGGGCTAGAAGAAAAAGCAGGTAATGCTTTTGGTGGTGGTGTTTTCGGTGGAGTTTTATCTGGTATGCACATTGGTGGTAAAAAAGCCTGGAACTCTGCTAAAGGTAAAGAAATTAGAGCAGTTGCAAAAACTGGATTAGATATATTAGCAGACCAATATGACTCTGTTTCTCAAGCAATAGCATTTGCTGATAGCACATTAAAAACTAATTTAGCTAAAAAAGGAAGTGTAACTGATAAAAGAAAACAATTCTTAGACTTAGAAGCTAAAAATGAAAGTCTTAAAAAGAATATTTCTAACGAATATAAATCTGCATTAGATGAATCAGGTACTCTTAATAAAAGAGAACAAAAGAAAGTTAGAAATATAAACCAATATGGTGAAGATTTATATAACAAACAAACAGATAATGGTACAAAAGATTTTAAAGAAAATGCTCCTGTAAGACTTGAAGAAGATGCTACTGGAAAACAACAAGAACCAGTTAAGCAAAATTACGAGTTCATTCCTGAAGATGCTAATGAACCAATGAAAGGGAATGTTCCACAACAAGAAATTAAACCTCAAAAAACTTCACAACCTTCTACAAAGGAAAAAATCAAAAGAACATTAGAAGCTAAAAAAGCTCAAAAAGAAACTAATAACTTTAAATTTCCAGAGGAAGAACAATCACAAGCGTCAGAATCGAATTTAAGCCATGTTAAAGAACAAGGTAATACAATTAGTCCTAAAGAAGAACAAACCCCTGTTAAAAACGATTCTGGCATGTCTAATGAAATAAAACAACAACCTGAAGTAAAAACTGAAATTCCAGAAGGTTGGTATAAAGATGAATTCGGTCATATTGTTAAAGATAAAGCACAAAAACCTAATAAAAATAATTCACTTAAAAAACAATCTACTAACACAGGTGTTGCTAAGGCAGGTAACTTTCAAGATACATATAGAAGAAATAATGCAAATAAAAAACTTAAAGAAGATTTAAAAAATGGAAATTTTAAACCTTCTTCAATGAAAGATAAAAATTTAGAATCAGTTGTTAAACTAGAACCAGGTGAAGCACAAGGTGCTAATGAATTATACAAATTAACAGAAGGTAAAGAAAATATCTTTGAAAATGTTGAAAAAGAAAAATCAACAGGAAGAACAAGCTCTAATTCTTATAGTGAAGAAACAATAGATTCAATTATGAATAAATACGAAGTTATGCCAGATGGAGAAACTATCGTATATAAACGAACACCACAAAACGGTAAAAAGGGTGGGAAAAAAGTTCCGTATAAAGAAATAGAAGATTTAAGAAAAAGATTACAAAAAGAAAGCAATAAAAACAATAATGTAGAAGATGAAGATATATCTACAAAAGATAGAACTAAAGCAGAAATTGAAGAAGCTGTTGAAGATGAAGTTTACTATGATAAATATAATGATAATCTTTCACCAACAAATGGTGAAGGAAGTACAGGTGTAGAAAGATTTGGTGCTGAATATAAAAGCAATAATCCAGAATTTGTAAAATGGTATAACAATTATAAAAATTTACCTGAAAAAGCAAAAGGTATAGAGTTAAAAAGAAAATTACAAGAATTTAAAAACGATAAAAAAGGTTTAGAAGAATTCTATGATGAATTCGTAAAACAAGAAGAAAGTGACCTAGAAGCTACAAGACAAAAAAAACTAGGTGATGAATATTCTGATACTTCTGATATAAAAGAAACTGAAAAATTATCTGAAGCTGTTAAAGATACTGAATTTGAATTTGAAGAAAAATCAGTAGAAGAAACAAAGAAAGGTATTTCTGCTTCACAAAGAAAATTTGTTGATGATATTTGGAATGAAAGATTAAATAACGGTAAAAAGAGATTACAATATGCTAAAGGTAGATTAAATACTGCAAGAGATTCTAAATCAGCACAAAAAGTATATGATGATATAATTAACGAAATTAAATCTTCAAAACAATCAACATTAGTAAAACAAATAATGATTGAAGATTTCAATAAAATTGCTGATGAATATTTAGAAAATAAAAAACGATTTGGAACAGAAATAAATAAAGTTGAACCTGATATAGCTAAAGGCGTATTTAGCGAACTATCTGATGCTGTTGAAAAAGGTGATTTAGCTAAAGCAGGTGAAATAATTGAAAACAATAATCTTAAAATAAAATATTCTTCTCCTGAACAAGCAAAAATATTAAAGAAATACTATGAAGAAAGAGCAGCTTGGGTTTATCAACAAGCAGAAAATTTAGGTTTTAAATTAGTAACAGAGCAAGGTGGTGCTAAACGTGTTGTATATGACCCTAAAGTAGCTTATGAATGGTGCGTAAATAAAGCAAAATTAATATATAAAAATAATCCTGAAAAATTAAAAATGGAACTTTCAAGTCTTAAAAAAGACTATATTGTTAAAAGAAAAGTTACAGCAGAATATAAAAAAATAATAAATAAATATGAAAATATTTTGAGAAATGATGTTGAATTTGCTTATGACAGACCACAAACAGCACTTAAAGAAATAGAAGGTGCTAAAGGTACAGATAAACAATGGGAACAAAGAAAAACAGGGGATGTTTGGAATAATAAATCAAGTAATGTATACGAAGGAAAAGCCAAAGCTGATGAAACTATAAGAGCTTTAAAATCAGCTATAGAAGAACCAAAAGATACTACTAAACCTGCTATAAGTGGACTAAGTAAAGAACTTGCAAAACCAGAAAACAGAAAAGTTGTTAATTTTGATACTGCTGAAAATACATTCAAAGGAAAAGTAAAAAGTGCAATAGCAAAAATAATTTTCAGCAACTTTAGAAAGCATGCTATAACAGTTGTAACAAAAGATGTTGACCTTGGTGGAGAAGCAGGATTTAGAAAATCATCTGGAGAAATATTTGTAAAAGAAGGATTACCAGATGATGTAACTATTGCAAAAACAGCACACGAATATATGCATAAGTATTTACATGAAGCAGCAGCAGAAGGTGGACAAAAAGCTGTTAATGCATTATATCAATTACTTGGTGCAGAAGATGGTAAAAAAATTACATCTCTGTCTTATGATGAGTTAATGGATATAAGAAACAGAGGTATTGAAAAAGGTTTAAAAGATAACAAGTTAAATAATTATGAAAAAATAGAAAGAAGAAATCTTCAAGCACAAAAAGCTGTTGCAAAACTAAATGAACTATTGGATAATAACAGCAAAGCTAATGAAAAATATCGTGCAGAGTTAAAGAAACTATATGATAAATATGGTCAAGATTATGTTGAAGATACTATTAAATTAAGTGAAAAAAACATAAATGAAGGTCTTGCGCCAGAAGAAGGACTTTCAGAAAAACAAATAAATATAATCGAACAAAGCATAGAAATTGATAGATTAAGAGACACAGAAATTGAAAATTTTTGCAACGAAATAGAAAGTAAGGTGCTAGATGAGCAACGACAAGGACAAATTCAAGATAGACGACCTGATAGTAACACCAGACAGCAGAATACACAAAATAAGGAAAGCAATAGAAGAACGGGAAGCACAGAAGGAAGCGAACAAACCTCTAAACAAACTGAAAGGAATGTTCCAGAAGAAAGAAGACAGAATCAATCCAATGTTGAAGAAAGAACAAGTGAAGGACAACACATTAGAAATGCTGAAACAGATGTTCAGTCAAGAAGAACAAGAATAGATGATTTAGAATTATCTACTAAAACTCATAAAGTATTTGATTTCTTCAAAAAAAGAGAAACTAAGAATAACAAAAATAATCCAATAAACAAGATAGATAATGGCAAAGTTAAAAGAATAACTGATGTCTTTAAAGAAGTATCTACTAGCAGAGAAAATGATTTTAAAGAATATGGTACATACCCTGAAGAACAACTGAAAAATAGATTGTATCAACAATCTATTACAGGAGAAGGGATATATACTTTACAGTCTTCTAAATCTAATGGAAAATTGGATTTATCAAAAGAAAAGAAACAAAGAGTTGGTTTTACTTATGAGAAAACTAAACAAGGATTAAACCATAAAGGAACTGTTGAATCTGATTTAGCTTTAAACCTTGCTGACCAAGTTAAACGTAGTAGTGCAAGAGATAAAGTAGAATTTCTCAAAGAAAACTTTAGCAAAAAAGTAAAAGGATATGTTCCAGTTAATTCAAAGTTACTTTGGAATGCAATTTACTTTGGAAAATCTAAGGCATGGTATGAAATAGTTTCTAAAGGTAAAAAATCTATAAAGGAATTCTTTGATGAAAAATCAGCTAATGCTTTTGAAGAACTATACAACAGAGTAGATGGTGGTAAAGCAGATATATATGTTCCAAAAGATATATTTGATTTAGCTCTTGCAGGTGCAAAAGAATTACCGTTAGACTATATTAAAAACTATGGAAGAACAAACTATACTTTAAAAGAAATTGTTAAAACAATAGCTTCTGGCAAAAAAAGAAAAATAAAAACAATGACAGAAACTCTCGGACAAAGTGCGAGATACAGAATGAAAGGTATGGTAAAACTTGCAGGAGCTACATTAGATTTTTATAATGATAGATTTAAAAGAAAAGTTTTAACATCAGCTTCATTTGTTATGAACAACAGAATTGGTAATCAAATAATGCTAATGTCTAATGCAGATAGCATAGGAGACTATATTAATTCATTTAAAGAAGCTAAGAATTTAAAAGAAGATAGTATTCCAAGAGAGATACTAGAAAGTACACTATCTGAATCATTAAATAATGAATCAAATAATAAAGTAAAAAGATATTTCAGCGAAGAAAATTCTGCATTAGAAACTTTCTCACAAATAGTTGACGGACAATATGTTGATTTAAAAACAGTCAAGAATTTACCATCAAAAATATTATATGGTGCTTCAAATCTAATTGTATCTTTCCCAAATGATATATTTAAAAGAATTTCTCATAGACTTGGTGAAATAAACGAAAGAGTTGAAAGATTTGAAAGAAAACAAGCAGCTTCTTTGTCCCTTAAAAAGATGCAAAGAGAAAATGTATTCAAAACAGCAAGAAGCATGGCAACTGTTGAAGAACTGGCAAAAGCTGCACAAGATAATCCAGTATTAAGACAAACTGTTGTCGATAGAGTTAACAATATATTAGGTGATTATAATAATTTCAATAAAACAGAAAGAACTGTTTTAAAAAGAATTCAACCGTTTTATTCTTGGAATAGAACTATTATCAGACACATACTGAATTTATACAAAGAAGACCCAGTTAAAGCTACATTGATACTTTATGAAAACTGGAAATTACAGCATCAAGATGATGGTCTTGAAGATTATCAACATGGTGCTATAAAATTACCTTTCAAAAACGAAAGAACTGGTACAAATATCATAATGAACAAAACAAAAATAATACCAGTTAATACACCATTTGAGCTTCTAGGTGGTGAAAGCCTAGGTACTATAACAAATGCTATTAAGAAACCTTTAGAAGCTATTAGAGGTGAAAAATTCTTCAAACCTGCATCAGAAATAACAAGTAAAAAATGGAAAAGAGCAACGAGAAACAAGGTAAAAGGTTACTATAATAACAAAACTGGTGAATTTAGAGAAGGTTCACTACCTGCAAGTGTTAGACTTGGATATTTAGCTAAAGACTATACTGAACTTGTTTATCCTATGATGGGTTCTCCTGTTACAAAAGGTACTGTAGATGCTATAAGACATAAAATTAAAACTGGTGAATTATTATTCCCAGATAAACAATATGATGCTGATTTCGGTAGCTATTATGATGGTGATGTTATAGGTAAGACAGCAAAAGGTAAAGAAAGAAAAGCATCTGTAAAAAATAAATTAGACTTCAAATATCAAGCATTAAATAAATATCTCGGATTAGGAATTCAACCTGAACGTGCCAAAGAAGAAGTTAAAGAGAAGAAAAGAAAATTTAAAAATAAATCCAAAAGATACAAATCAAGATACAAATCAAGACATAAATCGAGATATTAAAATTTTGAAGCATTAACTTGTTTTGGATTTATTAACAAATAATAGTGGGGAAATAATGGAAAATATCGACAAGATTGTGGAGTATGCTCCAATTATTATTGTCATTTTGATGTTTATATGGCAAAACAACGTCTTTGTAAGACCTGAACAGTTGGAAAAAAAACACAGAGAAATATTAGAAGATACAGAACGTAAATTCGTAACTTGGTCAGCATTTAACTTATTTAAAGAGCAGTTATCAAAAATCGAAGAAAATGTTTCTGAAATTAGAAATCACATTATAGAAGGGGGTAAATAATGTCTTTACAGGAGATAAGTCCAGGTGATGAAGCTGATGCTACAGTCTTAATGGACAATTTTCGTAGCTTAGATGAAAGAATAACACAAGAAGCATCAGGAATATCTGATTTACAATCAACTATTGCTTCTGTTCAAGCTACATTAAGTGCTTCAATAAACAATATGAAAACTGAAGTATTAAAAACACTATACCCTGTTGGAAGTATTTATATAGGGACTCAATCAACTTGTCCATTAGCTTCATTATTTGGTACTTGGACAAAAGTTGCGGCAAATAGAGTTTTACAAGGTTCTAGTTCATCACATAGTGCAACTGAAAATATTGCTGCAGGACTACCTAATGTAACAGGTACATTCGCTTCAAGAGCTTTATATAACAGTATTGTTTCACGAAGTGGTGCATTAAATGAAACAGGAAGTGCATTAGGATATGCAGGTAGTTATGGTGCAAGTTCTGGTGCTAAAACTTTAAAATTTGATGCATCAGCTTCAAATTCAGTATATGGTAATGCTTCAACAGTACAACCACCTGCTTATGTAGTTAATGTTTGGAGGAGAACAGCATAATGGTAGAAAATTTATATTGTGAAATATTGGATAATGAAACTGGTTTAGTACAAGTAGGTGTTGGATGTCCTGAAGAATACTATCAAGAAATTGGTATGCAAAAAAGAAACGTAGAGCAATCAGAAAAAGATTTTCAATGGTATCTTGAAGGAAAATGTCCACATTTTACACTAGAAGAAACTAAACAAATTAAATACGAAGAAGCATTAATGGGTGCAAAAGAATTTATTGAATATCAAGCTGTTTATCAATTTGATAATAATAATTCTATTGAAGCTACAGATGGTAATATTGGTAAAATGACAGCTTATGCATTAGCTTTTCAAACAGGAACATTAGATAAGGTTTATTGGACTTCTAAAGAAGATAATGTATTAGAATTAGATGCAAATGATGTTTTGGATATTTTAACAGGACTAGGTGAAATACAGTCAGCCATATGGAATGTTAAATTTGTCGCTTATAAAAATGCAATCAATAATGCTTCAACAATCCAAGAAGTTCAACAAATAGTTATTAATTACGCAGTTTAAAAGAACGGAGATAAACATGGCTTTTTCTGTTGATGAAACTACTGGGAATATAACATTAATACAAGGGGATTACGGAGAGTTAAGGATTACTAATCTTGAAACTGATAAAAATTACACTCTCTGCTTCGCTATACAGGATGAAAAAAGAAATCCTGTAGGGGGTGAAATTTCTTTGCAAACTAATATGGCTTCAGAAGTAATTTTTGTTTTAACTCCAACTCTTACAGATTTATTAACTGTTAAGAAGAACAACGAGTATGAAACATATTACTACGGAATCAAAAGATGCTATGAAAACAATTTTGAAGACACGTTGTTTATAGGAAATTCAGGTTTTGAAGATTTGAATACAATAACTGTTTATCCTAAACGTGTTGAAGGTACATATATACAACCAAGTACATAGAGGGTGAAATGGCAATAGAAGTTACGTCAGCAAACAATTTTGGTGTTATTGATGCATCTAGCGGAGTAATATCAAATAGTATTAATACATCTACAACTACTGATAATCAAACAGTTGGAACTAATCCTGTGCTAAGAAAAGGGGACAAAGGGGATAAAGGAGACAAGGGAGATAAAGGTGATACTGGGAATGGTATTGCATCTATAACTCTTACATCAACTGTAGATTTAGTTGATACTTATACAATTTTATTCACAGATGGAACTGAAACCACATTTAATGTTACAAATGGTGCAGATGGTGAACAAGGTGCAGGAATAGAAAGTATTGAGAAAACTTCTACATCTGGTCTTGTAGACACTTATACAATAACATTCTCTAATGGAAATACAACAACTTTTGATGTAACAAATGGACAAGATGGACAAAATGGTCAGGATGGTGCAGATGGTCAAGATGGACAGGATGGACAAGACGGATATTCTCCATCTGCTAGTGTATCAAAGAGTAATGGTGTATCAACATTAACAGTTACAGATAAAACAGGAACTACAACTGTTGAAATTCTTGATGGTGAAGATGGTCAAACAGGTGCTACAGGTGCAGACGGTCAAGATGGATATTCCCCTACAGCTACAGTTGTTAAATCTGGTAACAAAGCAACAATTACAATAACAGATAAAAATGGAACTACTACTGCTGATGTGTATGATGGACAAAGTGGTTCTGGTACTGTTAATGATGTCCAAGTTGATGGTGTTTCTGTTGTTACATCAGGTGTAGCTGAAATTGATTTAACAGGAAAACAGGATGTATTAACCGCAGGAACAGATATAGAGATAGTAAGTAATACGATTAACTTCACTAATGCAAGCGGATATACAGATAATGTCGGTACAGTAACGAGTGTTAATAACCAAACACCCGATAGCAGCGGAAATGTTGAACTTGATATACCCGCACTTGATTATTCAAATATTGGAAAAATTGGTGCGCTAACAGATAATAATCTTGTTATAAGTGGTTTTAGTAATTCAATTTGCGGACTTATTCCGAATCAATTTAATCCTTCTTCTAACACATGGGAAGTAGGATTAAAAATAAAAACGGGTACTGTGCCAAGCAGAACACAGGACTTTTTATGTTACACTGCCGCACAATCAGGGCTGCTTTTGGCTATAACAGCAACAGGGTTTTTCCGTCTCAATGTAAGTTATGACGGCTCTACGAATACGACACAAACCGGAACTTATGCTATACAAAACGATACAGACTATTGGTTAAGAGCAAAATTTGACGGCTCTAAATATACGCTTGAATATTCACTGGATGGTGAAACTTATGTAACCGATGCAACCATATCATCATCAACAGCAATTAATCCTTGTTATCTGTCTTTAGGCGCATTTTTAACTCCTTCAAACGCAAATGATTATTATTTTACAGGTTCAATAGATTTAAGCGAGTGTTATATAAAAATAGATGGGTCGTATTGGTGGCAGGGAGTTGGTACTGTTCATAGTGTGCAGGAGCTTTTAAATTCTACACCTTATAAAACCTCAAACGACGGACAATGGGTTAATTACGCAACAGCTATTGCTTCGAATGTGAATGCGCCAACCTCTAGCGATTTATCATACAGTATAAGAACTCATTTACCAAATGACGGTTATAATTATGAAGTATTGTTCTGTGGAAGCGCAACAACCGCAAACTCTGCAAATAGTTACTCATATATCCAATTATATACTGATATAGCAACAACGAACGTAGCTGTAACAAGAACAAGGGTAGCGCAAGGTTCTTCAAATGCGACAGTATGCGCAGGTACTGTAATTTTGCCTGTGGGTGCAGATAGAAGAGTATATATTGCAGGTGTTTCAGGCAATACAGGTACAGTTTCATTATATATAAGAGGTTACAGAAGAATAGGAACTAACGCATAGGGGGATTAATGTATTACGCTTTTATAGAAAACAATAAAATTAACGGGTGCGGACAATGCGAATGCCTTAATGATGATGTTTTAAACTATGCTATAACTGAAGAAATATTTAATAATATTGATGATTATATTTATTATGACGGTGAAATAATCATCAATCCTGATTTAGATAATATCAAACTTCAGCAAGCCAAAGATAATAAAATACAAGAAAATGACAGGGTGAGAGATGAGGCGTTATTGCAAGGTGTTTTATATAACTCCGTACTTTTTGATTCTGATACCGACCAAAAAGTAAATTTATTGGCAACGGTTGAAACTATGCCCGATGATAAAACGGTTGTTTGGTTCGGCAAAGATAATCAACCTTTGACCTGCACAAAAGAAGATTTGTTCAATATCGGCGGTTTAATTACGCAATTACATTCATTTTGTTGGAATAAAAATGCGCTGATAAAACAAGCAATTAACAGTGCAGCAACAATAGAAGAAGTTGAAGCAATAGATATTGATTATACGGAAAGTGAGGGCGAAAATGGAACTTAAAAACTTTATTTTAGATTTTGTAAATACTACAAAAACAAATATTATTGAACTTGCGAAAACAGAGCTGAGCAACAATAACAAAAAAATGGTATTAGACCAAAGAATTATCGATTTTTTGGATAATACTATTGCAGGTATTAAAGTTAATTTCATTTTAAAACTAGCTTTAAAGAAAATATTACTTCCAAATGTATCTGTTATAACACAGATTATTTTTGACTTATTAAAAGCTAGAATCGAAGGGATAACTAAGTAATTTATGCCAGAATATAAATTATTACTAAACGTTAGTTTGGTCTGAATGGAGTCTAGTTATGCCTGAATATAAATTACTACCTAAACAGAAAGAATTTCTACAAATCCCACACGATAATGAACTTGATGTTTCTATGTATCAAGGGGGATTTGGTAGTGGAAAGACTTGGTGTGGCTCTCTATTAGTTATTATGGGATGTAGAAAATATCCAGGTTTGAGAGTCTTGGTAGGTGCAAAAGAATACGAGCTTTTAAAAAATACTACTATGGTATCTTTCTTTGAACATCTTGATGCTATGGGATATATCAAAGATAAAGATTATACGTACAATAAGAACGATAAAAAAGTAGTTTTTAAAAATGGTTCAGAGGTTTTGTTTAAAGGGGTTGAAGACCCAGAGAAGTTTAAATCATTAAACTTACATTGGATTGAACTAGAGGAAGCATCACAAATATCTGATGCTTCTTTTAAAGCTCTATTAGGTCGTCTTAGAGGAAATATTAAACCAAATTGGAAGAATTTTAAATATCGTCTGTTTGGTCATACAAATCCACAACCAAATAAAGGTTGGATATATAAAAGATTTGTAGAAAATCCTAAAGAGAATTATCGACTTATAATTGCTCCAACATCACAAAATGTTCACTTACCTAAACACTTTGTTGAATCTTTAAAAGAAGAATATGATGAAGAATATTACAGAATCAATGTGTTAGGGGAATTTGGTAATTATTCTTCAGGTTTAGTTGTAAAAGGTTGGACTAGTGAAAACGAAAGAACAATCAATTACAACAAAGATTTACCATTACATCTTACTTGTGACTTTAACGTAGACCCAATGATGTGGTGTATAGCACACAAAGATGATGATAATATGTTCTTCTTTGATGAACTTGTTGTTGAAAACACTTGCACACAAGAATGTATTGATGAATTTATAAGAAAATATCCAAAACACAACAATAAGATTGTGATAACAGGGGATGCATCTGGGGATTGGAGAAATGCACAATCTGAATTTACAAACTATACTATAATACAGAATGCACTAAAAGCATATGGATATAATGTAGAATTCAGATTAAGACCTTACAATCCCCCTGTGTTAACCAGAATACAAGCATTTAATGCAAGAGTTAGAAATGCTAACGGGGATTGTCATATCTTTGTAGACCCAAGAAAATGTAAATGGTTATTGTACAACATATACAATCTGATGTTTAAAGAAGGGACATCAATCGTTGATGTTCCGACTGCAAAGAGAATGCAAACTGATAGAGAATCTAAGTTCTTAGAACATATTTTTGATGCTGCAAGTTATTTAGTTGAATTTTATCACCCGATAAAATAATCAGACATGCGAGAATGCGTTTTAAGGCATGTTAAATTATTCAGACGATAGATTATACCTAATTATAATTTAAGGTGTCTTATTTTTGATTCTGGCATGCTCAAATAGAAAGGATAGTTATGTATAAATGCAAATATTTTAAACCTCAAGAATTAGTTAGTGGAATTGTTTATTCTAAATTTGGTGAAGATTCTTATATGTTCTTTGATGAAGATGTTTTAAAAGAACTTGATTATATTAGAGAAGCATATGGATATCCAATTTGTATTAATAATTGGCATATGTATGGTCAATATAAAGAATCAGGATTAAGAAGTAATGTTGATAGTTTAGTTTCTTCTAAGAAGAATTTATATCTATCTGCTCATTGTTTAGCTAAAGCATTTGATTTAAAAGATTTTAATAATATCAAAGGAAACAATAAGAGATTATATAACTTTGTTTTAGATTTAATGAAGCAAGGTAAATTAAAAAAATTTAGAAGATTAGAAAACATAACTTCTACACCAACTTGGGTGCATATAGATTGTTTCCAAACGAAGGATAACAGATATAAAATCTTCTGTTAATTATCTTCTTTGTTATCCTTTCTTAGTTAATTACAGACTTGCCAGTCATCTGCAAGTCTTTTTTTGTCTTTTTATAATTCGGTAGAAAATATAACCAAATTTGGGGATATTTTTGTAACCACTTTTTTGATAAAATTTTAAATTTTTTATAAAAAATATGGCTGAAACACAGCTTGGGACGAGGGGGTCGCAGGTTCAAATCCTGTCATCCCGATTTTTTGTGCGACCTAAATCCCTCGTTCAGCAAGGGAGTCGCATGCTCCCCCCTACTGACGTAGGGAGCTATGTCCATTTTGTGTCCATTCTGTGTCCACTTACTTTGTAGGTTTATCTGATATCACCCATTTTAGGTTATTTATAACAATCTCACGAACTGAATTTATCGAGATATAACCATCATCTTTGTTCGTTCTTTGCAGATATTTTATATCTTCTATTCTCTCACGTATCTCTTTTTCTGTTTTCATAATTTCTCCATAGCATTTTTCATATCTTCACTTGCTGTATGAACATATCTCATTGTTGTTTGTATGCTTGAATGAGCAAGTATTTCCTTTATTACTGTAGGTGCTACACCTGTCTTAGCAAGTCTAGTTCCTACTGTATGTCTTAAATCGTGGAATCTGAAATTTTCTAAATCTGCTATTTTTTTAACATTATTCCAAGTATTGTATATTTTAAAATACGGTTTATTTGTGTATGGATTAATCCAGATATATTCAGATTCTCTTTTTTTATTTGAAAACAGTTCAAATAAAGTATCATTCATATATATTTTAATATGTTTGTTTCCTTTGTTTTCAAGTAATTCAATAAATCTAAATTCAAGATTTATATTTGACCATTTTAAATTTCTGATATTACCTAATCTAAAACCTGTGTTTAATGCTACAATCACCATTTCTTTTAAATATATATATCGTTCTTTATTAGGTAATTTATCAAATGCTTTTAATAATCTCTTTTCTTCTGTTTTTGTCAAATATCTGACTGTATAGTTTTTAAGTTTAAATTTAGATTCTTTCTTTACTGGATTTTTGTTGCACCATTCGTTTTCAATAGCAAGATTATACATTTTAGATACATTTTCTAAGTATCTGTTAGCAGTTGTTTCTCCACAGATATTAGAAAGGAGAAAGCCTTTGAATTTTTCAATATCAAAGGCTTTTATCGTATTTATGTATCTATTATGACCAAAATAATCAAGAATAATCTTACTTCTATATACATCTTGTTTATAACTTTTTTTATTTAAAAATGAATAATTTAAAAAATATTCTACGAGTTTCTTTAAAGTTATTTTATCTGGTTCAGATATTCCATTTTGTATATCAGATATTTTTTTAATTAATTCTGCTTCATAAAGTCTTGCTTCGTTTAATGTTTTACAGTTTTTGCATAAATAGTTATGTCTTTCACCATTTATCTGGAATCTGCAATAGTATTTATTGTTTCTTTTGGAAATAGTCATTTTATCTCTTTCTATTTCCAAACCTTTCCGTTATATGTATTTCATCATTATATCTGTTAGTCTTGTTATTTCTTTGACCTTATAATTTAAAACATCTTCTGTTTTTAAGATTTTATCAACTTTTTCTACATATTTTTCTAGTGTATCAATATGTCTTTTCATAAGCTGCAGATTATCTCTGCATATTTTCATTCTTTCTATTTCTTCAATATCTAATCTATGTTCACTTTTCATTTAAAACCTCGTTTATCTTATGTAAAATTATTATAAATTCATTACAAGTACATTTTTTAGAGTCACAACAATTTTCGTCTTGCAGACCACAACTATTACACATATCTTCTTTTATCGGTTGTGAAATTTCTCTTATTTCTTCAAGAGCTTGTTTGTATTTGCGTATTAATCCTAAGTCGCCAACAGAATCGTGTACTAAGTCATTATATTGTTGATTTTCTAATCTTATTTGCTGTTGCAATATTTTTAATTCTTTTTTAAGTCCTTTATTTTTGTGTTTCAACTCTGCAATAATCTCTTTTGCTTCGTTTTCTGATAGTTTATATGCTTCAATTTGTTGTTCGTATTGCCTTATCAAAGTATATTATTTTTTGACTATGTATTCATAATTATTAGAATTTGACTTCCATCTAGCTTCTTCTTTCAATGCTATTTCGAGTTCTTTTTTCAGCTCCTCGTTTTCTTTTGTTATTGGACATATTGCAATATCAAAAAATGGTACTTTTAATTTTTTACATTTGTAATTATCAATTAAATATTTGCAGTTTTGACATCTTTTATATCTTTTTGGTGATTTATCATGTATTGCTTGTATTTCTTCAAGTAAATTGTCATTATTGTTCATATTTATAACCCTTTATTATTTTGTCCAATTCTAAATCTATTATTGTATTTATCTTTTCAATTTTGTTATTTGTTGAAATTTGTTGATATGCTTTTTTGCCATAATAAGTTCCGACACACAATAATAGTGTTTGTCTGGCAGGAATTAAAAACAAAGCAATAGTTATAATTAAAAATTGTATCATTGTCTTTTTTGTTTTTTCTGCTGATTCTCTTGCTTCTTTTTTTATTTCATCATATATCGTTTCTGTAGCTGTACATATGTATGTAATCCACAGAATAGCTAACCCAACTGTAATACATATCGAAGTCCATGCACAAGCTCTAATCATTTCAGCTAACTGCAACAAATATATAAGCAAATATTCCATTATTCTTCAACCTCTCTAATATCAAGCCTTTCGTCTTTAAAATACATATTTCTTCCTCTGTTTATATATCCATGCATTATAGCCCATATCCAACATTGTAATTTATACGGATATGTCTTTATATACGTAGGTATGTTTGATTTATCTGTTATCCATATTTCGTATTGTTTCATTTTCTTTCCTTTGCAATTCCACCTTTAACTAATGCTGTTACAACATCACTAACATCCTGAAAATTAAATTCTTGACGACACATTTCTAGTAATCTTTCAGTTGAAATATCATCATCTTCGATTAGTTTCCAATAATTACATACTTTTTTTACTGTTTCCGTTTTCATTCTTCCCCCTTAAACAGTTGTTGGACTTGTTGTTTATTGATATCATCTTTGTATTTTAAGCATTTTTCTAATATATCCTGTCTTAATTCATCTATTTCAACATAATAATCTTGCGACTGATATATAATACACGCCAACTGTAACAAAACTGTATCTGTAATTTTGGGGTAAATTTCTTTTGTATATGCACAACTGCATTGAGTAGTACAATTTTCTTGGTTTCCACATTTTGCATTCATATACATATCAAAAGTACCGTATTTATTTGCCAATTCTTCATTTTGCCAATATTTATCTTCAACTGTGCAAGCATCTTGTTGTTTCGGTTCTATCCCAAACACCTTAAAAAATTTTTTTTCAATATCTGTTGTCATTCTTCCTCGCTTTCATTTTGCAAGTTTAATTGTTCCATAATTCTATTTCTTAGAATGTTTCTATAATTTTTAGATTGTAAAAGCTCGGATATTATTGACTTTATTGCACCTTTCATACTTTCAGTTACAAGTTTATTTATGTATTCTTTATCTTTTGTTATTATTCCGATATTTTTTAAAACTTGTTTTTCTACTAACTTATTTATTTTTTCTTCTGTTTCTTCTGATAAATTTAAGAACATTCGCTTTCATCTCCATATTCTTCTTCAACTCTTACATACGTTTTTAGGAAAAATAATCTTTCTCCAATTGTTACATATCCATTTTCAAAACAGTATAATACTGCGTCTTTTTCATTTTGGAACGATTCTTTTAGTTCATCTCCAACATATACATTGTACATTTACATAATCTCCAACAGTTCTATACTCGGTTTATCAGGGGTGTTGAGTTCTATTAGCTTGTTTAGTTTAATATTCATTGAATAAATACCAAACACCATTGTCGCTAATAGCATCAGTAATATTCCTATTTTCATAATTAAATCTAATTCTCCTTTCAGGCTCATTTTTATTCTCCTTTTGCTTATATACCATAGTGATTGTATTCCTTTAGCATAATTTCATCTTCAGGAGATGTAACTTTTATTCCTCTCCCTTTAGCAAAGAAAATAAGCTCTCTTACGTTTTGATATTCTAGTTTTCTTCTTTCAAAATCCATTAGAAATCTCATTCCGTATAAGGCTATTTCCTTGTATTTTAAGAGGATTGCATAAGCAATCATATAAGATACTGTATTGTTGAAATAATTACCCCCTAAGAGTTCCTCTGCTTCTCTAAATGGATAATTTTGTCTTGTTATATGTGCATCTTTATTCGGATTAATACTGTGAATATCAAAGATTAAATCTATTCTTGGTATCTTTTTCATATCAGTATGTTTGTTCATTGTCCAGATATCGTATGTTTTATCGTCAAAAGGTGCTTTAAATTTACTTGGTAATTTACCAAGAATTGCTACTTTCTTATTCAATTATTTAACCTCGTTATATTTAACTTCTACTAATTTAATTTCTTTAGCTGAAAAGAACACTAAGTTATCTCTGAATTGTCTGGCTTCTTCTTCACTATTGAATATTCTTATGTTGTTACCTTGCATAACCCCATATTCAAATGTTTCTGTTAATTTTTCATTAACAACCTCTAGTGTTGCTATAGGAACAACAGCATCTTTTTTCTGATAATGTTTCTTTAAATTTTGACCACCACAACCACGTTTTTGTCTAACTTCATCCTGTTTAGGGGTGAGTGGTTGTACGTGATTTTTAATACATTCATCTAATGCTGCTTTAAATGCTTTAGAAATTATATTTGGATGTCTAGTTCCATATTTTACATAACCTACTGCCATATTGAAAGTTTGTCTGTCTTTCATATATTGCATTTTTTCTAAAGCTACAGCAGTCCTAAAATTTTGATATTGTACAACTTCTTTTGCTTTTTCCTTTAATATATTTTCTTGTAAGTTCTCTAAAGAACTTGATAAATTTCTAACAGATAAAGTTGTAAGACTATTATTCATATTATCTCCTTTACTAAAATATACTTTTGTGGTTTTCGTATTCGTTAACATCAAACAAATTCATTTGTGGTCTTAATAATGTTTCGTTCTTTGTTATTCTGTTTACTAAATTAAGCAATAACATCCATTCTTTTCTTCTTAAATTAGCTTCGTCTTTTGTTATTAAACCTTTAGATATTTTTTTGCTTAATATAATCGTGTCGTCTCTTATTTCTTTTTCAAGAAACTTTTTAATTCTCTCTAGTGTTGAATTATTTATCGTGTTATCCATTTCCTTTTTCATAATCACAAGTATTCCTTTAATAACCAAATTATGTCTAATTCTGATAATTCTTTTTCCATATTAGTTTTTATTGTTCCAGAACCTTTTTTCCCTTCTGCATCAATTATAAATTTGAGCTTTATCCAATACTTATCAGATGATAAGAGTATTGTTTCTGTATCACCTTTTAGAAATGATGATTCAAATTTAAAATCTCTTACATCAGGTTCTTTTGTTCTTATCTTGAATAAATTTCTTAGAAAAATAAAAAACTTTCTCATATACCTCTACTTTCTAAACACTAATCTTTGTTATTTCTACTTCTATTCTCGGATTATCTCTGTCCAAGAATACTCTTGACCCATCAGTTGTTTCTATAATTTTATGGTTATCATCTTTGATAACTCCTGCTTTTACAAGAGCATCTTGCAGAGCTTGCAGATATCCTGCTAAGTCTGATTTATAATCTTTTTCTTTATAAAATAACCCTTTCAGGTTTATTTTTTCTTCTATAGGTAGTTTAAATTCCTCTGTTGATTTAATTATCAGAGGATTTTCTGCTACATAATTTAAAACTTGTTTTTCAAATTCCTTATATGCTTTAGACGGTAACATCATTTGTCGACCTGTTTTTAATGTTACTAATTGCATATGGTTTTTCTTAGTACGTGGCTTAACTGGAATTGTAAATCTCATATAAACTAACCTCTCTCTTTAAATACGTTTTCTATATAGCTTTTTGAATCGTCTATGCTCTGTTTAGAGCCATTAAACACCATCTTAATATCTTTGTTTGTTTCACCATGTCTATTTTTAGCAATAATAAAGTGTAATTCTTCTTTATTTGCTTTTTCATCAAATAGTGCAGGTCTATAAACAAACCAAATCATATCTGCATCTTGTTCGATTTTTCCTGAATCTCTCAAGTCAGATATTCTTGGTTTCTTATCATCACGTTTGTCATATTCTCTTGACAACTGATGTAAACATAAAATAGGTTTATTAGATTCCATAGCTAACAGTTTTATATCTCTTGAGATATTTGAATATCTTTCATAACTGTTCTTATTTGAATCACCTGATATTAAACCTAAATAGTCTATAATAACCAAATCAGCTTTAGATTTAATTGTTCTTCTTTTAATTTCATCCATAGTAACTGTTTGTTTGTTATAGATATTTATGTTTAATTTTTTAAAATGATTATTTAGATAATTTCTGTATCTTTCTTTTTCTTCATCTGTTAAAGTGAAATTTCTAAATTTTATTGAATCTATACTTGCTTGTTTACAAACCATTCTTTGTCTAAGCTGATAAGGTGGCATTTCAAGAGAATAAATATCTATTGATTTACCTGATATTGCCATTCCTATTGCAAGGTTCAACATTAAGCAAGTCTTACCACTTCCAGGAGAACCTGCAAGTATTATCATATCACCACCTTGCAGACTACCAACACATCTGTTGATATCTCTATATGGGGTGAATACTGCAGATGTTTTTCTTCTTTCATATTCTTCTATATCAGATTCATTTGATAAAGTTTCAGAATTATTTTGTGTAAAAGATATTCTGTTTTCTAAATTTAAAATATCTTGATAATCTTGTTTTGTTTTACAGTTTTCATATTTGTAAGCAAAATATTTTTCCTGTATCTTTTCAATCCAATAATTTAGAGTTTTTACTGGACTCCAGTAATCTTCTAATAATGGAATATCAAGTAATAATGCTTCGTTTTCTAATGAACATACTTGCCAGAATGTTTTATAAAATTGAGATGTTTTATATATCTCTTTATCTATGTTATAAACAGTTTTAAACATCTTATATATTTCTCTATTTGTTCCATTTAAAAACATTTCATCTGTTACATATGAGATTACTGTTTCAACTAAATCATTTGTCATATTTTCGTTATAGAGCAAGATTGCTAATATAGTTTTTTCTGAACATCTAGTTGAAACATTTTTATATTTGATACATAAATCATTTTTTACCATTAACCTCACTCTTTCCTTCTCCTGTGTTTAGATTTCCTTATTGAGAATTTTCCTTATAATATCGTCTGGGGGATTACCTATTACAAATTCCCCTGTTTCGTTATAAACAGATATTTTCCATTGTTCTATTTTGTCGTAGAATTCTTTTTCGGTAATCCCTTTTTCTTTGAAAATATTATCTACGTAATCATAATCTGATACTTGTTCATAATGAACATAATCATCTTGTGGCTTCGCTAACCTACTAGGGGAAGAACTATCGTTCTTCTGATTCTTGTTATAGGATTTATTTGCCCAACTGCAAACTGCAAGTTTCCAGTTGACTACTTTTTTTCCATTACGTTGATGCCAATTTGTTGTTTCGTAATAATCTACAAAATAATCAACGTCTATTGTGTAATTTTTTTCTTTACAGTATTCTTCTACTTTTTTAGTTTTTTCTTCAACACTTAGTTCAAAGAAATCAGAATCATCTGATTTCTCCCTTAACAGCTTTGAAGATTTTTTTCCCATATTATTAATATTTATATTATTAATACTTGTATTATTATCTGGGTCATTTTTGACACCAGGGTGGGTGCAAATTTGCACCGAGGGTAGGGTCAAATTTGACCCCAGAGTAAGAATTCTTTTTTCAACTTCTTTACTCTTGTTTTTGTAGATTAATCGTCTTTGTAAATAACCTTTTTTTACAAGATTTGATATTGACCTTTTAATAGAACTTATTGAAACATTATATAAATTTGCAAAATATTCATTACCTGCCCAACATTCACCAGTTTTATTACATAGTGCTGTTATTTCACCATATAACAGCTTTTCTCTATCTGATAAATCTTTATCATATCTAACATCAGCAGGTATAATTGCGTAATATGTAGGATTTTCTTGTTCCATTTACTCCTCACTTTTTCTAGTAAAATGGTTAGATTTTACTCTAACCAGGAAAATACGGACTTATATTCAAAATTAAAACCTCTATTTGCTTTTGAACTCTTTTTATGATACATAAGTTATAAACGGACTAAATCAACTTTTGTATTACTAATTTAATTGTAATATATTAGTTGTTTACAGTCAACATTCAGTTGCAAATGAACGACATAAACATATTAAAATTAATTCTTAAAAATGAACATTTAAGCCAAAAAGACGTGGCTTTACTTTTTGGTGTGTCTAAACAGTTTATAAGTTCTCTATTAAAACCTAATACTAATAAAAAGATTAGTAAAAAGATTTATCTTAAAATGCAAGAGTTATTTCCATCTTATTTTTCTGAATTAAAAACTCTCACAATTCCAGATGAAATAGATTACAAATATCTTGAACATTTCAGAAAGCATTATAGATATTCAAAAATAGAAATTGCCAAATATCTTGGAATTAGTCAACCATATTATAGCCTATTAGCTTCTAATAAAAAACAAATAACAAATAACATAATTACAAGATTAAAAATTCTAAATATTCACCCAAACAAAGTCGTATCAATCCCTACAAATAAGAAACAAACTATAAACATAAGCTATTATGCTTCTTTAGCAGATTATCAATCTAAAGTGTCTAGGAAGCTCTCTATCGATTCTTTTATCTTTTTTAATGCAAAGTATAGCGAGAGCAACATAGCATGCTTTAAATTCGATTTTAACAACGTATCGTGTAATATTTTCGTTGACACTTCTCAACCTATTAAAAATAATGAGAAATATCTGTTTATAAAAGATAATAAATTAGTTTTGTGTAATGTACAGGTTAACAAAAAGAAAGTAAAATGCATTTCTACTTTTGATAAAAACACATTTTACTTTGACACAAACATAACATTAATCGGAGAGCTAATGGGGATGATTAAAGTATAAAGTTATAGATTTCCACAAGCTCATGCTTAATTGCTTGAACAACTGCTGCTGTTCTGTTATTAACATGCAATTTACTCATAATTCTGTAAACTATTTGTTCAATATAAGTAACTTTTAATCCGAGTTCATCTGCTATGTCTATATTTTGCATTGGTAGTCTTAAAAGAACATCATATTCTCTTTTTGTTAACTTTATATTCATATTGTCACCTTAGCCAAACGGAAATTCATCAACATCTATTTTAGTAACAACTTTGTATGCTTTTTTCTTTTCATCATATTCAATATGTTGAAAATCACTTCCTATAAGCTGCATACGTTCAACTTGTTTACCGTCTTTTTCATATTTGCTTGTAGACAGATTACCTTCAACGTGAATTAAATCACCTTTTTCTAAAGTTTCTGCTTTTTCTGCTGCATTACCGAAGAATACTATATTGTAGGATTGATATTCTACACTATCTTCAGATGCTTTTCTTTTAGACAACAAGATTTTAGCGATAGATTTTCCTGTTTGTGTCTTTTGTAAATCCTTAAAATTAACTCTACCTGTTAATTCAAATTTGTTTGATTCCATTAGAATCTCCTTTCTTTTAGTCTGTTTCAAATATTTTGTCTAATATCTTCTTTTTATCTTCTAAGAGCTTTCTTCCTGTTCTTAATCCTTCCATTATCAGACCAAAAGTATCAATATCTTTTTTAACTCTGATTATCACATAGCAAGGATTAAAATTAGGATTAAATGCAAAATAATCACACCAAGACCTACCAGATACAAACATTTGCATCTGCATTTGGTCTATGTATTTCTTATCTATCTTTTTAGTTTCTGCAAGTTTCATAAAAACTTTATCAGAATGATTTTTAATTTCTATTAATCCATCATCACCAATAAGACCATCAGGACTAACACCAACTCTATCATCCAGTTCTATAAAGCCAACTTGTTTGACTTTGTTTCCTGTTTCAAACTCATAAATCTTTCTTGCTTGTTCTTCATAATCATTACCTCTTTTCATTTGGTAATTCTTATATTCATCTGTATATTCTGGATAATTACCACTAGAGTAATATTCAGCTAACATTTCATCAACTAAAGTCTGTAACCCTTTCCCATTAGCTATGATTGTATTTGCATTAGATGCTGTAAACTTTAGTTTACGAACATCTCTCCATTCTTTAGTTCCTTGTTCTATGTCCTCGTATATTTTCATTACATCTCCTATGTAGGCATATCTTCATATTTGTTATTTTCTTTATCATAAATATTCCAGTTTCCTGCAAAGATTAAATCATAACATTCATCATATTTTGCACCACAGTCTTCGCATTTTGCGTGATATGTCAATCCTGCATCATCTCTGTTCATTGGATAAAAATAAACATTTTTAGAACTACACAGAGGACATTTTCCTTCCTCTGGGTAGTTATCTATCTTACGTTCTTCCATTTAAGCTCCTTTTTTAATCTCGTTAGCTCTTATTGTAATTAAGTCTAGTAACTGCTTATCTTGAGTTATTTCAGTTTTATGCTTTTTATAAACTGCTTTTAACTGTATTTCATTTGTTGCTTCTCTAATTTCATCTGCAACATCTAATTGTTTAAGAGCTTGTTCTTGTTGTTCAGGAAGATTTTGCTCTGGCAAATCTTCCCCTGCATAGATGTATAATCCTAATCCGAACATAGCCATATTCTTAACCAAGCAACGCATAATAGTTTTGTTAACATCAAACATTGTTGCTGCTTCAACTGTTTTTTCATCATATTTTGTTTTGTACGTATATGGTTTATTCTTCATAGCTTTGTTTTTGTTATCCATCACAGGCAACCACATTTCGTATGTTTGACCGTCTGCTGTAATATTTGTATTAACCATATATCCTGTATTTTCATCATACATATATGGCAATAAGACCATTTGTGAACGATTATCTTTATCAAAATGTTCAAACTTTGTTACTTCATATTGTGCATCTGGATAAACTTTCTTGAACTCTCTCCAGGCATAAGTCCAAGATAAATAACTTAACTGTACTTTACCATCTGTTCTTTTTTCAACTTTGTCATTAACATCAAGTTTAACTAAATCTTCAAATTTACTCATTTTTAAAATCCTTATGTATGTTTAAACTATCTATATTTCCTTTTTCTTTTTCTTGATAAAATAGACTTTCTGCATACTTTCTTACTATATTTGGATTTAAAATTATCTTTCTGGTCTTATATGCATCTAAAAGAACATCATTTATAACTTTATTTATAAATGCTTCTTTGTTCTCCTGTTTTCTTCTGTCTATTTCTCTCTTAGCTTTTTTACCTGTTTTTTTATCTGAATATGTTTCGTTGTATGCGACATTAAACTGACCGTATAATCTCCCCAACATATCCACTAGCTTTAATAATATTTTTTGTAACATTTGCTTTTCCTTTTATATTATAACACAAAGTAAACCAAAATATTACTAACCTTTTGTAAACAAAACATAGTTTACTCTATTCTCTATACTCTCTAACATATCCTTTTTTGTTAAAAAGAAATTGAATCTTGAAAATGCTTCATCTGTTGTTGTTATATAATTTTCTTCTTTCTCATTATGGTTTGCCAGATAGCATAATGATGAATATTGATTATCAGTTAGTTTTACTTTCATAATTGGTTCAATCATTTTATTCTCCTTTCGTTAACTGGCAGTATATAATTTGCCAAATCTTGTTTCATATTCATAATCCCATTCCTCTTGCAATTCTGGAGATATATCATCCAGTAAGAATTGACTGTGTTCGTTATATGTTTCTTCATCATACTGAACAAAGTCATTCAGTTCTGCATCCCATAAAGGGAAATTCCCTATAGCATACATATTTCTGTCTGATATGTGTCTTATTTTCTTTTTTATCTTTTTTATTCTGTTTTTTGAAAAAACATATTCTGTTTCTTCGTTTGTCTTTTTTCCGTAACTATAACTTTTTGGTTCTTCGTCATAGTATTTTTCCCAGTAATCATAGTAACTAGCATATGGATAATGATATGTATATCTTTCTGTTACATACGAATTATTTGAAAACCATACACCATTATGCCATTCTCCTTGATGTTCATTTATGATTACAGCTTCCCCTTTGTTATTCAGAAAACAAAACTTATTCCAATTTCCTATTGATGATTGTATAAGTTTCAATATGCTTTCATTTTCCATAAAGTCTACTGGTAAATCTTTTAGATACTCTTGTATGTATATCATTGTATCTGATATTTTTGAATCTTTAGGAACATCAACGTCTCTTAAAACTCCATTATGTATTAAGACTGTATTATCGTTTACTATATGTGGATGACAGTTTTGTTTATCAACGAGTCCTGATGTTGATATTCTACAATGTATCAACATATCTCCTTGAGCTACTTGCTCAACTTCTCTAACTCGTTTTATAAACTCATCTTCATTGAATATTCCTTTGATTATATAAAGTTCATTGTCTTTACTGAAGGCAATTCCTGCACCATCAGGATTACCTTCAAAACAATTTTTTAATTCTTCATCTGTAATTGTTGCATCTTTCGGCTTTACTATTGCTACACACATTCTATACTACCTCCAGTTCGTCTTCTGTGTCGTCTTCTATTTCTTCACCATAATTTATCTTTATGTTCTTTTCTTGTAAGAAATCATAAAGAACTTTGTATTTATCTTTGTTATCCAAGACATATTCAATAAATCCTGCTGTTGTACAAACAGGGGATTTATAATCTTTGTATTTCTTTGAATAATCGACTAAGGCAAGCACACATTCTATGTTCTTTATTATTCTATCTATTCTCAAACTTGAATTAAATATTCTAAATTCATATGTTCTTGTTCTATCGTCATAATTTAGAGCTGTATGTCTTGCTTCTGCAACTTTCTTACTGCTTCCTGAATAAACTGTTTGGAAACCATATGACCCTGACATACTTGCCCATTCAGACATTTCACCTCTTTGTCTTTGAGCAATTGCTAACCATATATCTTTGTCATAATCATTTCCGTATAGTATCTGCTTCAGTTGAGCTGCAGTTTTCTCATCAATTTGATTTTCAGATACGTGTATATGTAATCCACCATGGTTATGACCTCTAAAACCATTTCTCTTGAGGAATTTTAACCCTTTTTCCAGTTTTGGAAAGAAATTATCGTACATATATTTTAAATCCATAGGCATAGTAACGATTTCAAATCCATCTACTGATGAGTCATACATCATCACCATTTCTCCATTAAAGAATTCTGAAAACTCTCTTGCACGATATCTATTTCCTGCTACTTCCAGTTCAAAACCGAATGTTCTGTTATCGTTACTATCTGATTTTAATGTTTCAAATTCAACTAAATTTGAATGATATGCAAGTATTGACCCTCTAACAAAGCAATCTTTACAATAATGTTCACCATCTTCTTCATCATAGTATATATTGCTTGATAAGTGTCTTTCACCACATTCATAACATGTTATTGTGTGGTAATCTGCACAGTTATCACAGACATCCATTCCGTCAATATCTTCTAGTGTATCTTGATTTACATACACACCACAGTAATCACATTGTCTAAAAGTTATATTTTCTTTTTCTTCTATATCTTTTAGACATTTTTCACATACTGTTTGTGTCGCACTATCGCTATTTACTCTAATTGTTTTTAATCTGCTATGTCTGTTAAGATGATACTTTCCACAGATATCACATTTAGCAAAATAGTTTCTTCTACAGTAATTATCTACATAGACTGTTTCCCCTGTATCTAATTCTAATTTAATCATTTTGTCTTTCTTGTGGATTGAATGACAAACATGACATCTTTCTGTCAATTCTTCAAAACAATCTTTGCAGATTATTTCTTCATCTAAAATTTTTGTATTGTAATCTCTCACTTTTTTTCCACAATGTTTGCAAGTAATCATTTTGTAAGACATTTTTTCTCCTTTTAAACTAACTAACTTTTGCTTTTTTTGTATATATTGTATGTATTGAATAAGCTCGAATATTCTAATATCCCCAAATGAATCCATCAGTTCTTTGTTCTTCGAGATTTTGTAATATTTCTCCAAGTAATGCTGTGTCGCAATTTGTAGACTGTATTTTGTTTTCATCTGATAGTCGTGTATCTTTAGATATTCGTCGTGCTTTAGCACACTTATTACTGCTAATGTCTCTGCCATTGTCAGCATTCATATATCCCCCTTTCTACTGCATAAAAAAAGCATCTACTCTTGTTAGAATAGATGCTTTCATTTTTGTTAGTTTCTTATGCTTGTTTCTTTTCATTTGCCATATTGCGTTCAATTGCTTTTAAGTAATTAACGTAAATTAGGTTGTCACCGTCAAATCCTTGAACTTCTAAATCACAAGCTGTTTCAATGGTATCACCTAGTTTAAAGTCAACGATATATTCGTTTTTCTTTAACCATCCTAGGATTTTGTTCCATCTTCTTACATTGATGTTTGTGATTTTGAATTTCTTAGCTTTTTTGGATTCTAAGTAACCACGATAAATTTGACCATAAACATAAGTTACTAAACTTCCAGGTCTTTTGTTTAGTGTTTCTTGTTGTGCTTCTTGCACTTGTTCTTGAGCTTTTTTACTAGCTCTCTTTGTTGCTGTCTTTGTCATAATGTTTTCCTTTCTTTTTTCTTGTAACAACGACTTAACTAGTTTTTCTAATAACATTTTTATATCTCCTTAGTATCTAATTTATTTACAATTACTTCGTATTTTTGTTGTGATAATTTTGAGAAATTATCCAACAGGACTTTGTTTTTAAATTGTTCTAAACCTATTAATTCTTTTAATTTAGAGTTTTCTTTTCTAAAATAAGAATTATCTTTACTTAATGTATCGTTCCTGTTTTCTAATGCTTCTTTTTCTTTTATTTTTTTCATTAAAATTGATTGTTTTTGACCTATTGCACTTATTAGACATTCTGAAATTGTAACTATTTCTGTTATTGAATTCGCTTTTTTAACTTGTTCTTCTAAAACTTTTTCTAATTCATCCCAACGTGTTGTTTCATTAAAACCTGCATTATTTATTATTCTTTTAGCTTCTATTATTTTTTCATTTTCTTCCATTTTTATTTCCTTTTTTGATTCTTTTTACTTTGTATGAGATTTCATATTCTACATCCCATTTTTCACCACAATCAGGACATCCATAGTATTCTACATAGTATGTTGGTAACTCGTTTTCTTTTACTGTTAGTTGTTCTTTATGACTACCAAAACTTACTATTCTCTCTGTTTGTCCACATTTTGGACATTTGAATTTATAAGGTCTTTTAGTTGGCATATTCACCTTTCTTTAAGCTATTTGCTTATTAAATAATCTTTTTGCAACTGTGTATGCAATTCTTTCTGCATGTTTTTTATCATATGGAATTACATTTCCAATCTTCCCTTTTGTGTAATATGCTTTCATTAAATTTTCGTAAATCTTATTCATCTTTTTTATCTCCTATATATAAAATTGTTTTTATTATTTGTTCGTATACATCACTAGCTGATGTATTAGCACGATTACATTCTTTATCTATTACGTCGTAGATTATACTTATCATGTGCATTGATGATGTTATTCTCGCCTGTAATAGATAAAGTGATATTTTTCTTAAATCTTTATCTTCAAGCATTTCATACCTCCTATTGACTATCTAAAAAAAATGTGCTAAACTTACGATACACACCTGCTCGGGTGGTTAAGTTTACTAAGTTTAAATTTCACTAGGTGAATTATATTGATTAAACTTTTAAATTAAGAAGTTCGATTATTTTGGAAAGTCGAAATACCCCTTTCGACGTTACAAGATAATTTATCAAAGACAAATCTTCTTCGAGCCGTTAAGCAGAGAAGATGATTTGGATTTGATGTATAAGAACTTCTTAAAATAAATAAATTAAAATCTTTTCAAAAAGAGATAATCTGCTGCGATTATCTCTTATAAATCT